TCATACTGGCCCGTAATAAACTTTTTACCCAGTCTAGTAGCAGCAAGAACTTTAGTTTTCTCTCTACGGATCTCAGTAGCATTCATTCTACATGGTGCCTCCATTGCAATCAATGAAAGAATCTGCAGCATATGGTTTTGCAGCATATCCCTCACAACACCTGCTGTATCATAATACTGAGATCTACCATCACAACCTAAAGTTTCGGTGGCATAAATCTGAATTTCACTTACGTATTCCCGGTTCCAAAGAGGTTCCAGTAGAATATTGCCAAAGCGGGTGGCAAGGATGTTATTAACAGTATCTTTACCGAGATAATGGTCAATGCGATAGACTTGTTTTTCGCGTAGATATCTGCCCACCACTGACTGTAAATGATTAGCAGATTCAAGGTCGTATCCAAAGGGTTTTTCGATAACCACTCTGGAGTGATTCGGGTCGTCAAGGAACCCTGCTTCTTTGAGGTTGATGATTGCATTTTCGTACCTCTCTGGTGGAACTGATAGAAAATAAGTTGTGTCTGCACTTTGATCATGAAGTTTGCTTAGACTGTCTTTACAATCAAGATCGCAACATACAAAATCTAACCAATTAGTAAAGTCTTCAGGATAATCTCCAAGGTGATCTAGCCAAGTTTCTTTGGAATGCTCTCTACGAGATGCCCCAACAATTAATAATCCTTGAGGTAGAAGGTCTTTCTCCCACAATTGATAAAGTGCTGGTATGAGTTTCCTCTTACACAGATCTCCGGTCGCACCGAAGATTACTATGCGCCTAGTGAGCGGTTCCGTTTCCATTGTATTTGTCTGATTCGTAGTAAACATTTTCACCTTTTCGTAACCCGAAATATATTGTGGATAAAACAAAGGGTATCGCAAGCCATTTAAGTACTTCACCGAACATGATGTCCCCCAAACATGTAACGCATTCCATTTAAGATTTTGTTGCCGAATTCCCCCAGTCTGCGAGAATTAAAGCGTTCAAATAGTGCGGCAGAGATAACAGGTGTGGGTACACCAAGATCCACAGCAGCGTGGAGAGTCCAACGACCTTCACCACTATCGCTAACTCCCCCATCGAATTTGCTAAGGTCATGGTCATGCCGTAGAACATCAGCGGTAAGGTCAAGTAACCAGCTACCAACAACGCTACCACGACGCCATAACTCAGCCACTTCAGTACAGTCAATATCATACTGATAATCCCTTGGGTTCTCCATCGGAGCCACCTCAGCATCTCCTTCCTTAACATATTTGGAACCAAGATCACCATGATGTAAAATGTTAAACCCTTCGGCATACGCTTGCATGATTCCATATTCTACACCATTATGGACCATTTTGACAAAGTGTCCCGCACCAGGTCCACCGCAATGTAACCAACCATACTCAGCACTGGTTGCCCTAGTGTGTGGGTCTGTGCGGGTTGCAGCGGTAATACCAGGTGCAAGGGCGCGGAAAATGGGGGCACAGACAGATACTGCGCCAGTTGCACCACCAACCATGAGACAATATCCACGCTCCAGACCGTAAACTCCACCACTAGTACCACAGTCAATATATTGGATGCCAAGTTTAGAAAGCCTTTCTGCTCTCCGTCTAGAATCCTTAAAGTTGCTATTGCCATGATCAATAATAATATCCCCGTCGCCAAGTAATGGTAGTAACTCATCAAGTGTCTCCTCTACTAATTCTGCGGGAATAACAAGTTGAAAGATACCAGGTGCTTTACCAATCTGTTTATCTTGATGATGCACTTGGGTTACAAGGTTTTCAATGGTGGTAGTAACTCCACTCACATAACCCTTTTCAAATGCCTCTTCTGCTTTCTTGTAGTTACGTCTGTAACCCCAAACTTCAATTCCTTCTTTGATCATACGACGAGACATACCCTCGCCCATTCTTCCTAATCCGATAATTCCAACTTTCATGGGTTCCTTGGGTCTATTCCTAATGATTTTAAATATTCAATCCACCAATCAGAATCTTTAATAAATCTCCAATTGGGAACTTCTTGTCCACGTTCTATCACGTAATATTGATAGAGAGCATCATCTATAGTCTGTGCGATCTGTAAATTCTTCTTCCTCCTCATCAACGTCTGCATACGGGTTTTCCACGTAGGGTCCTCGTTTGCGTAAAGGTTCTTTTCTGACATAATTGTTTTCAGCATTTACGACAGAAACCCATACCGCGAGTTTCATTACTATGTAGATTATACCTAGCGGTAGAAAACATGCAACTAGAATAAGTGGTTTCATCGTCCCCTATACTTCACAGGCCATGTTAACTCCATTGCATAAACAAGCAACGTTATGAAAGCAAATACAAACAAAGCACTCATTTCAAATCTCCTTAGGCACGACCAACCAAAGACAGAACTCCGTGGGAGTAGAATGCCAGAAGAATAGACCCAAGGATGGCACTAATAACAGTCGCAGTTTTATTATGTCTGTCAATTGCCTTATCAATCATCTTCTGACACTCCTCCTTTGTAATGGGATGTGTTGGTTTGATTTCATCCATCCTGTGAGACATTTTTTAGATTATCCATAGGGTCAGGTTCTCCTCTTACAATAGCACAAGCTCTCTTGTAATAGAAGTTTTCTGTTGCGCCATTTTCTTCAAGTTTGTCTTTGATGATTTTCCAGTTTTGTAAGTCGTCGGGATGCATGATGGTAGAAAGATTGTCTACACCGCTATTTAAGGTATCAGATTGTTACAAAATTATTAATTATTAGGAAATTCTAACGTACTTCAAAGTCTAATCTACGAACCTTGCGTCTACGTCTCTCTTCTTGGTACAAAAGTTCTGATCTAGAGAAGTGACTATCGATTTCTCTTTCTATATTATTTGATACCATTACAACTTTATCTAAGTCAACAGCACCAACTTTATTATCCACAATACTCATCTGATTGGGGCAACCACAAAATTGATTTTTACTAGTGCTAGTTAATTCTTTTTTACATTCTTTGCATCTTACTGTAATCATGGTGCTCCTTAATTGAAATGCTTGATGACGGGATCGAACCGCCGACCGCCTCGGTGTAAACGAGATGCTCTACCGCTGAGCTAATCAAGCAAGTTAAGTTATCCGTATGGATTTCTTCCCTGCTCCTTACAAAGTTTGAAATACATCTTATAGTATCTATTACAGATTTCTCTAATTGTATCTTTGTCCTCATCAAAACCACATATTCTAAGGTGATGATAAGATCCTTCTAAATTATCAATAATACGAAGAATTTCTATAGGATCCATAATAAAAGAAGGACAAGCGGGTGACGAGGATCGAACTCGTGACAAGAGCTTGGAAGGCTCGCATGTTACCGCTACACCACACCCGCATTGATGGGCCTTACATGAGAGAGGAGGTGGTGGTGGTCTCTCTCAATGCCCAGCGACTCAGATAGGATTTGAACCTATGACCGACTGCTTAGAAGGCAGTTGCTCTATCCAGCTGAGCTACTGAGTCAGGCGGTAGTTCCTATCGCCGCTAACCCTAAACTACCAAGGGGGTCACCGCAGTTGATCATGCCCTTTCGATTCCGTCGTTCATGTCAACAAAGTCATCATACTGCTCTTGAGTGATTTCGTCAAGTGATACAACCTCTAGATCTTCCTTAGGATCAAACCACTCATCAAACTCTGCCATGATAGCAAATGAATCGTAGATTCTATCTACACCCTGTCCATTGTATTCTTCAACTTTATCAATTGCCCATTGTCGAACATCTGCAACGATTTGCTCAGTCTCCATCATAATAGTCTTTTCGGAAGTACCTGCTGAGGATGTTGCTATTGTAGTATGCAGGTCCACCTGTGTCAAGTGATTCGGTGAGTACCCCGTGGGTGAAGAGTTGTCGGGTTTCCTCAAAGTTTGTTTTGCCAGGTGTTTTATGTAATGACAGGATAGTTCTACTAAAATTCTGTCGCCCCAAGAGCTCAATGTCTTTTTTAAGTTCTGGACAAGACCCATAATACTTTTTCCAATCTGATTCTGATTTTACTTTGCGTTTCTTTCCTTTTGGCGTTCGATGCTGCCAAAAATACTTTCGCCCAATGTATTGTCGTTGGTTTGTGAGATTGGTAATGTTATAAACAAAACCATAGTAGTCGTGAACATCGTCACTAGTAAAAGGTCTCTCCAAATAGATCCATGGATTTTCATAATCAATATCGATATTCATCAATAATGTTTAACACCTTGTCGAGATATTTATGTGCCATATCTCGATCCCCTTGCCACACAGTGTCTGGCTCTTCGTATACTTCGTTTTTCAATTTGAGTATACGGTTTTTCAACTCGTCTTTTTTTAGTTGATTTTTAGGCATATAGGGGGATCACACTCCCCCTATTTAAGCACAAATCAGAGTTGGAAACCAC